CCTGCCATATTCTGCATAAACAAGGTAGATATTATTTGGTGCATTTCAAAGAGTTATTTGCATTAGATGGTAAACATGCAAATCTAACTCAGAATGACGTTCAACGTCGTAATCGTATTGCTCAGTTGCTTGCCGATTGGGGTCTCATTAGTATTGTTGATGTAAATAAAATTACTGATATTGCACCACTTAATCAGATTAAAGTCCTTGCATATAAAGATAAGCAAGACTGGATTCTTGAGACTAAGTACAATATCGGTTCTAAAAAGAAACGTACAGAAGAAACCGAATAAAAATGAGCGGGTTTCAACACCCGCTTTTTTATGATCTGTGCTAATATATAATAATGGATGCCTTCGGGGTCCACACAATCAAATCTCGCTTATTAAGGAGAAGTACAATGGGAAGCCTAATGAAGTACAATGCTGCCAATTTAAATCAGTTTCTAGATCTTATAAATAGAAACAGTATTGGTATGGAAGACTACTTTGATCGTCTCACGACGCTGCATGAGACGACAAGCAATTATCCTCCATACAACCTAGTCACGGTCAGCAACGTAGAATCGAGACTAGAACTAGCACTAGCAGGATTCAAAAAGAAAGAAGTTTATGTCTACACACAAGACGGTAAACTCTTTGTCGAAGGACAAAAAGAAGACAAAGAGACCGGAACAGAATATGTCCACCGAGGAGTGGCTCAGAGATCTTTCACCAGATCTTGGACCCTCTCAGATGAAACGGAAGTTAGATCAGTTACTTTTGAGGATGGGTTACTGAGTATTACACTCGGTAAGATTGTTCCGGAACATCATCAAAGGAAGGATTATCTATAAATCCTGACTAATTTTTGCTGTCGTTGCTACAAAAGTGTATCATAGTGATACACTTTTGCTATATAATTATGTACTATAGAGGACGACTTATGAATCTCACAGCCGCCACTCTTACAATTGGGACTGTAATGACTCTTTTTATTAATGGGTTTATTGGGAGCACATTCACCTAATAATCCCCCCAGTATAAACACTTATAACTTTACGACACCATAATGGAAATACTAGCAATTTTAGCAACAATCACAGCATCTGCTTTCGGTGCATACGCACTCACACCAAAACAATGATAGAAGATTTAAAATCATCTGCCGTTGCATTTGTTTATGCCTGGGCAATAATTCTTGTTCCAATTGCCTTCACAGCATCTATAATTAATTTTGTATCACCACAGACACAAGAATCTATCTAAATAAAACTGAATATCGTCGCCGTAGACAGGGAGGTAACTGGCACAATCCAGTTTGACACCTCCCTTTTTTATTGCTATACTACTTAAAGGAATTGAATCACTATGGAAAAAAACATACAGTGCATTTTATTGAGAGATGATAAGGTTTTGATTGGTGAAGTCCAAGAACTTTTTGGAGAAATTGGAGAACCAGACTGTAAAATCATCAAACCTTATAGAATTATTCTTGACATTAATACTGATAGTGAAACTAAGGAATATATTGAACCTTGGTTGACATTCACAAATCAAGATGAGATTCTGATTCGATCAGCAGATGTGTTGACTTTTGTGGAACCAAATGGAAAACTTATTGATGAGTATCTAGCAGCTATTGCATAATGCGTTTTTATACTAATGTTCAGATGGTCGGGGATCACTTCTTGGTCCGTGGTTATGAAAATGGTCGTCATTTCGCAACCCGAGAGAAGTTTTACCCGACTCTTTTTGTTGAGTCCAATAAAAAAACAAAATATCAAACTCTTAATGGTGAATATGTTGAATCAGTTGAGCCTGGAACTGTTCGTGATTGTCGTGAGTTTATCAAGAGATATGATGGTGTAGAAAACTTTAAAATCTATGGAAATGATCGATACATCTATCAGTATATTTCTGAGATGTATCCTGAAGAAGAGATTAAGTTTGATACTCAAAAAATCAAGATTGCCACCATCGATATTGAGGTTGCATCAGAGAATGGATTCCCTGATGTAGAATCTGCTGCCGAAGAAGTTCTTCTCATTACCATTCAAGATTATTCTACGAAACAAATTCGTACTTGGGGTAGGGGTCAGTTTCTAAATAAACAAGAGAACGTTATCTATAAAGAACATGAACTGTTGACGGATTTTATTAACTGGTGGATGATTGAAGGTAATACGCCCGAAGTCATTACTGGTTGGAACAGTGAACTGTACGATATTCCTTATTTGGTTCGACGTATTGATCGCATTCTTGGAGAGAAACTCATGAAGAGACTCTCTCCATGGGGACTTGTTACTGAACGTGAAATTTATATTGTAGGTAGAAAGAATATTGCATATGACATTGGTGGTGTCACTCAACTCGACTATCTGAATCTTTATAAGAAGTTTACTTATAAGGCACAAGAATCATATCGTTTGGATTATATTGCCAGTGTTGAACTTGGACAAAAGAAACTGGATCACTCTGAGTTTGATACTTTTAAGGATTTTTATACAAAAGGGTGGCAGAAGTTTGTAGAGTACAACATCATTGACGTGGAACTTGTTGACCGTATGGAAGACAAGATGAAACTAATTGAACTTGCCATTACTATGGCATATGATGCTAAGGCAAACTATGCCGATGTCTTCTCACAGGTTCGTATGTGGGATACGATTATTTACAATTATCTGAAGAAGAGGAATATTGTTATTCCTCCAAAGGAACGTTCCGACAAAGATTCCAAATATGCCGGAGCATATGTCAAAGAACCGATTCCTGGAAAGTATGATTGGGTGGTTAGTTTTGACCTTAATAGTCTGTACCCTCATCTTATCATGCAGTATAATATTTCCCCGGAGACCTTACTTGAGGAAAGGCACCCATCAGCAACAGTTGATAAAATACTTAATGAGGAACTAACATTTGAATTGTATAAGGACAATGCGGTATGTGCCAATGGTGCCATGTACCGGAAGGATGTTCGTGGGTTCTTGCCAGAACTGATGGAAAAG